ACAAGGTCGGGAGGGGTGCGGCGGAGAATGCGTTCAAGGCGGCCAGGAAGAAAACTGACCTGGAAACCCTGAAAGCCGGACTGAAGCGATACATCGACGCCAAACCCGCAGAGCGGCAATGGTGCAATCCGGCAACGTGGCTGAATCAGGAACGCTGGGCCGATCAGGAGGCGAGTGCCAAGCCCGCCGAGGACGGTGAGCGGCGCAAACGCTGGGCGGCGCTGGGCGGAAAGCGCGAAGACGCCGACCATTTCGACATCCCCGAAAACCTGAGACGAGAGGCGGTGGCATGACCTACTCCCAAGACGATCCCGGATCGTCAATTACCGACCACGGCAAGAGGGGTTGAACGATGAAGGCAGCCGAACTCCAGCCCCACGACTGGCAGGAAGGCCATAGCCCAACCGAGTTTGTCAAGGTTCGCATATCCGAGCAGCGAACCACGATCCTCTGCCGCCGTCGCAAGACCGATGCGCGGTTAATCGATTCCCTTACGGCCTGGGAGCAGGACGCAGCCGGAATGATTTATGCCGGGTATGTCGCCCTCATCGGTCCGGTCGGCTACAAGGTCCAGTCGTTTGAACGCAGAGACCCCAGCATCGATCACGCTCTCGACCGTAGGACGGATTTGATCGAGCGGTTCCGGCAATGGTCTAAACAGGCGCAGAAAGACCGCATCAACGTACCCGCCGTCCTTGACGTTGTGGCCGATGGTAGAGGATTGAGAGAGGTCGATATTCAGAGGCGCAAGCGCAACGGCTGGGCGCGTGAGAATTTGCTAGACGGCCTCCGCCTGTATTGCCGCCAACGGGGGTGGCAATCTACCTATTGACAGGCGGGGACAACTTATGCCTAGATGTCGTTAATCGGGCGACTTGCGCCCAATTTCCCGTATTTAGAAACCGCGAGCATTGTATACTTAACATAGCAATTCCCGACGAAGGCAGTTGAGCTATGCTTCGACAGGCCAGCGCGATCCGCGCCGTTGCGGTGATTGAGGATGAGGTTAGAAGAAAGCTCAGGCGGTGGGAGGATTCAGACGAGCTTCCATCAGAAGCCGCCCATGATCTTGTGCGGGTAGTTCTGGGGCACCAGTTCGTCAACGAGGCGATGCGAGAATTGAAACATCCTCGCGCCGAGATCGACGGCATCGGTGCTTGCTGTGACTAAGTCGTCTAGGGTGATTTCATACGTCCCGTGGCGTTGCATCGTCTTATCGTCATTCAGTTCGACGGTGGTGAAAGCCAATAGTCGGCTATCATATTCGGGCGATGATAACCCAAAAACCCCGGCCGATTGAGCCGGGTGATGCCGGTTGTTTCATGGTTCCCGACCGAAGAATCGGTCAATTTACGCGGCGGTACTTCGGCATATTTAGGCGCATCGGGTCCAAGATCAGAAGTCCTGACCCTGTTGGTAATGGGGCCTCAAAATCAAAAATCTCTTTTGGTAACGGCACATTCAATACGTAGTCGTGGCCCAATTACGCCGTCTTCTGGTGGGGCAGAAAAGAGAGGCACACTAGTCGCGCTGGTGTGGTCAGTTCTCCGCCAGGCTGGTCGGCCCAAATGGGCACAAGCCATAGGTGTCCCGCGTATTCGATTGTATCGACTGTCTCAATACCGTTTTCCACTGGAACCGCTGTTGCCAAAAGGTCCATAGCCTTCCCCTTCGTGGTTGAGCCATCAACGCTGATTTTGGTTTCGCCTTTTCCAGCGCAGGAAGGCCCAAGGGTTCCTGTTTTCATCCTCACCCGATTTCAACCTCGTCTGCATCTTCGCAGGCCATGAACCCGATTATATTCGCCGAGCCGTCTCGATCTGTATCGAGAACGGCTGGCGACCCCCTTCGGGGTGACAGCGCGCGGCCACATCACGGACATATCCCAGAGGACCGGACAGCGCGGCCCCGATAGAACACGAGGATCAATGTCAGCAATCGTTGACCGCAGCGTGAGCGACCTTGTGCCCTACGCGGCGAACGCTAGGACACACAGCGAACAACAGGTCGTCCAGATAGCGGCGAGCATCAAGGAGTAGTGCATGAAGCGCCCCATTGAAAACAACAGCAGCCCCGGCCAAGCGGTCTACAAACCGTTCTCAGGATCGGGCACGACGATCATCGCCGGCGAGATGACGGGACGAGCGATCTACGCCATGGAACTCAGCCCCGCCTATGTCGACGTCGCGGTGAAGCGCTGGGAAGCCTTTACCGGCGAGCAGGCAACACTTGAGGGAAGTGGCGAGACATTCCCGACTATAAAAGCCGATGCCGCCTAAAAAGATCACGTGCCCCACATTCAAGCCGACCGACGACGAGCGGAAGATGGTCGAGCAGATGATCGCCGTGGGAATTCCGCAGGAGAGCGTTGCGCGGGTCATCCGGGGTGGAATCGACCCCAAGACGCTCCGCAAGCATTTCCGCGAGGAACTGGACACGGCTTCAACAAGGGCCAACGCCAAGATCGGCGGCACGCTGTTCAACAAAGCTATCGGCGGCGACACGACTGCGGCGATATGGTGGTCGAAGACCCGGATGGGGTGGAGTGAGAAGATGAACCACGGCTTCACGGACTCCGAGGGCAAGGACGTAGCGGTGACGGTTAATTTCGTCAGCAATGGAAGTTGAGCTTCCCGAAGATTTTGCGCCACTGTTCGAGCCTCACCGATACAAGGCTTATTACGGCGGCCGAGGTTCAGCCAAATCGCACAGCTTCGCCGCCGCGCTGCTGATCGAGGGGGCGCAGAAACGGCTCCGCATCCTCTGCGCCCGTGAGGTGCAGTTGTCGATCAAGGATTCGGTCAAGCAGCTGCTGGACGACAAGATCGAAGCTATGGGCCTGGGTGGCTTTTACGAGAGCATCCAGAACGAGATCCGAGGTCGGAACGGGACGACGTTCATCTTCGCCGGTTTGGGTAAGATGACCGCCGACCAGATCAAGAGCATGGAAGGCATCGACCGGGTTTGGGTCGAGGAGGCTCAGACGATCTCGGCCAGTTCGCTCGAAATACTGATTCCGACAATCCGCAAGGCCGGGTCGGAGTTGTGGTTCTCATGGAACCCGCGCCACCCGTCGGACCCTATCGACCAGCGGTTCCGGGGTGTGGCTGTTCCAGAGAACGCGGTGATTAAGCGGGTGAACTACGATTCAAACCCGTTCTTTCCGGCTGAGTTGACTGCCGAGCGAGAGTTCGACCGGCTGCACAAGCCGGAGCGATACGGGCATGTCTGGTTGGGTGAATACGAACCGATGGCCGTTGGTGCCATTTGGAACCGTGCGACGATCCACGAAGGCCGCAGGGCCGAGGCACCTGACCTGGAACGCATCGTGGTGGCGGTTGATCCGGCTATCTCGTCGGGGACGAACAGTGACGAACACGGCATCGTGGTCTGCGCCTTGGGCGCCGATGGTCGGGGTTATGTGCTGGACGACGTTTCGATGAAGGGTTCGCCGCACCAGTGGGCCGCCAGGGCCATTGCGGCGCATGACAGGTACGAAGCCGACGCCGTCGTGATCGAGGTCAACCAGGGCGGCGATATGGTGCGCCATACGTTGAACAGCGTCCGACCGGGATTGAAGATCGTCGAGGTGAGGGCGACACGCGGCAAGCACGTCCGAGCCGAGCCGATCAGCGCGCTCTACAGCCTGGGGCGCATATCTCACGTTGGGGTGTTTCCCCAGCTTGAGGACCAGATGATGCAGATGACCGCCGGAGGATATGAAGGCGACGGGTCGCCGGATCGGGTGGATGCCTTGGTCTGGGCACTAACTGAGCTGTTCCCGCGCCTGACCACACAGAAAACAGTCAAGGTCCGCGTGGCTCCGATGGGGACGGGCGGCTGGATGCGATAAATATGACCGACGAAGGATCAACCTAATGACCCAACCACCCAAAACCGTCTCCGCGAGTATTGCGGCGCAGAACACGTTCACCGACGCTTTGTCTGTCGGCCCTGGAGAGAGCGCCGACGTTAGCGTGTCCGGTTCCTTTTCGGGAACGACGGTGACGCTCCAGGCGATGCATGACGGGACTAACTGGCGCGATGTGACCACGTTCACGGCTGCCAGCGAGGCTATCTTCGACGCCGCTGGGGGGCAGGATATTCGTCTCGGTGTGAAGACGGGCGACTACTCGGCAGGCCCCGCCGTTTGCCTCCTGGCGAAAGGTTGATCTGATGGGCACCATTCGCAGCGCCGTTCGGGTTTACAGCACCGGCCTCACGGACATTGCCGGGTTGGCCGTTACGGACGGCAACATCATCGTGGGCAACGGCACGACCTGGGTTGCTGAGAGTGGTGCGACTGCCCGGGCGAGCCTGGGCGCTGCGGCGCTGGGGGCCAACACCTTTACCGGCACCCAAAGCTATGCCGATCAGATTCTCAGTCGGCCCCAGATTGAGGATTACGCCGAGACGGTCAACGCCATCGGCTCGACGGGCGGCGGCACCCAGGATATCGACCTGACCTTGGGCAATGTCGTCACGCTGACGGTGGACACCTCGACCAACACATTCACGTTCTCGAACCCGTCTGCCACAGGCACGGCTTGCAGCTTCACGGCGATCATCACCAACGGCGGAAGCCAGACCGTGAACTGGCCCGCAAGTGTGAACTGGGCGGGCGGGACGGCTCCGACCTTGACCGCAGCGGGAGTGGATATTCTGACATTCACCACAGTTGACGGCGGGACAATCTGGTACGGCTTCACAGCTGGATTGGCGATGGCCTGATGTTGAGCAACCGCGCATTGATGGCAGCGTCGGGGGTTGGCGGCGGCAGCATTGCCGAAGTGTCCCTTGTAGCCAACGCCATAGATAGCAGTTCTGCGACGGCCTACACCTTCTCCGGTGTGGCGCTTGGCGCGGCTGCGTCTGATCGCATCATCGTCGTTGGCGGGTTTTCAACAAACGCCGTCCATACGGTTTCGTCTGTCACCATTGGCGGGGTGTCCGCTGCCCAGGTTGTCGCCGCAACCAACTCCGGCGGCGAGCAGTGCGCGCTCTGGCAGGCGGCGGTTCCGACCGGGACGACCGGAAACATCGTCTGGACTTGGTCCGGCAGCGAAGTCGGCATGGGTATTGGCGTCTGGCGCATCGTCGGCGCGACCGCCACGGCACATGCATCAAGCGGTGTGACAGGTGCCAGCCCGCTTTCGTCCACCCTAAACATTCCGGCCAACGGCGTTGCCATCGCCTATAGCGGCGCGGCGTCCTCAAACCGTACCGCCACATGGACCGGGTTGACCGAAGGCTTCGATGCGAACGGCGTCGAGGATGGTGTAAATTCTGGCAACCATACCGGCGCAAGCGATGCGTTCGCCACGACGCAAACCGGCCGGACCATCCAAATGACGTTGAGCGGTGTGTCCATCCGCAACCCCGTTTTGACAATGGCGTCGTGGGGTCCGGCATGACCTGGCTGATCCCGGCCTTTCTACTCGGCGCGCTAACCTACCGCATCCGTGGCGGCCTGTTCAATATTAGCCACCCTTGGGGGCGACTGTCCTTCGCCATTCTCCTGTCCGTGGGGCTGGTCCTGCCGCTGGTCTCGCTGGGCTGGCTGGCCTTCGCGGGGACGCTGGTGGCGACCCTGGTCACCGTTTACTTCATAAACAACTTGGGCCACGGCACCTACATGGACCTGGGGCGGAACCCGAATGGACATCTGGACGACCCCGAGGTTCCCATCTCCTACCTCATTGGCCCCGAGAAGCAAGGATGGAACCAGGCGCAACGCTTCCGCCACAACTTCTTGGGTCTGCTAATCAAGGGCGTGGCGCTTGGCATCGTGGTCGGTGGGCCTCTGGTATTTCTGTCCGGCGACCCGACATATTTGGCTTTCACCCTCGGTGCCGCGTCCATGCCGGTCTGTTATTGGGTCGGATGGGCCATTCCGTCGCGGATCACGAACTTTGAACAAGGCCCGCCCTTGGGGGAGTTGTTTTATGGCGGCGTTCTGGGCGCGACCGCTGCGCTAATTTTCGGGGGCTGGCTCAATGGCTGAAGATAAAACCAAAGAGTCCGTTATGGTGGAGGCTCTCGAACGGTTCGAGGAAAGCGCCGAGGCGACGGACTTCAACCGGAACAACGCGGAAGCGGATATCCGGTTTTCTCGTCTTGGCGAGCAGTGGCCGGAGGAGATCAGAAAGCAGCGCGAAGAAGAAGGCCGTCCGTGCCTGACCATCAACAAGATGAACCCGTTGATTCGCCAAGTGGTGAACGATGCCCGGCAGAACAAACCGTCGATTCAGGTCCACCCGGTCGATAACGACGCCGACGTTGCTACATCTGAGGTTATCAACGGTCTGATCCGGTCAATCGAACGCGGCAGCCCTGCGGACGTTGCTTATGACACCGCAATCGACCACGCGGTATCAGGTGGCTTTGGGTTCTTTCGCATCGGCATTGATTACGCCCATGACGAGACGTTCGATCTGGAAGCCAGAATCCACCGGGTGCCCAACCCGCTCATGGTGCATTGGGACCCGAATTCAACGCGGTACGACGCCGAGGACTGGGACTATGCCTTTGTCAGCGACTTCCTGACTGAGGCGCAGTTCAAGTCCCGCTATCCGAAGTGCGAGCCTATCTCGTTCGAGGGTGACAACCGGGATTCGATGAACAACTGGTTGGACGACGACAAGATCAGGGTCGCTGAGTATTGGCTGCGCAAGGAAAAGAAGCGCGACATCGTCATGCTCTCCGACGGCTCGATCATGCGCGAAGATCAGATGCCTGCCAGGGCCAAGGCGATACTTGAAGCTGGGGGTATGTCCGCCACAGGGGGCACGGACGACGAGATCGTCCAGGCCGTCATGGCAGCCACTGGTATCACCGAGACCCGCCGCCGGTCTGTGTCCTACTACGAAGTCATGCGTAGGATTATCAACGGCGCCGAGGTTCTGGAGGAGGATTCCTGGCCTGGTTCCACCATCCCGATCTGTCCGGTTTGGGGTGACGAGGTGATCGTTGACGGCAGGCGGCATTTCCGGTCCATGACGCGCGATGCCCGAGACCCGCAGATGATGATGAACTTCTGGCGGTCTCAGACCACTGAACTGGTCGCCTTGGCTCCGCGAGCGCCGTGGATTGGGCCGGTGGGGTTTATCCCGAAGGGGCAAGAGGACAAGTGGGCGAACGCCAATACACGGTCTTTCGCCTTCCTTGAATACGATCCGTCGAGTGGTGGCGCTCCGCAGCGCAATGCCTTCGCGGGGGTGCCTGCGGGTGCCCTACAGGAGGCCATGAACGCCGCCGACGACATCAAGGCCGTGACGGGCATCTACGACGCTGCCATTGGGGCGAAGAGCAACGAGACCTCTGGCCGTGCAATCCTGGCCCGGCAGCGTGAGAGCGATGTGTCGAACTTCCACTTCATCGACAACCTGAGCCGCGCCATCCAGTACGCGGGCAAGGTGCTGGTGGAGATTATCCCGGCGGTATACAGCCCCCGCCAAACCATCCGTATCTTGGGCGAGGACATGACCGAGAAAGTCGTCAAGCTGGTGGGGTCGAACAATGGAAATCAGTGACACGGAACGGCTCTACGATCTGAGCGTCGGCAAGTACGACGTGACGGTCCAGACGGGTCCGTCCTATTCAACCCAGCGCGAGGAAACGCGCGAGACGCTGATCGAACTCATGCGGTCCGTGCCTGCTGCCGCGCCGTTCATTGGCGACATCCTGCTTGAGCATCTGGACTTCGTGGGCGCGGGCAAGGTCGCACAGCGGCTCAAGCTGCTGCTGCCGCCGCAGATACAAGCCGCCGAGGGTATCGCGCAGCCAGAGCAGCCCCAAGGACAGCCAGGGATGCCTGCGATGATGCCGGGCGGTGTCCCCATGCAACAGAACCCCGGAGCCGCGCAGCCGGGCAACCTCGGCAGGCCATCCCCCGGAGGCCCGCCAACCGCGTAGACGCCGTCGTGAGACGCCGTATTCCCAATAGATGGAGTTACCATGAGCGACACAACCGCCCGCGAGGGAGTTGTACCGGAAGAAGCCGCCGAGCCGGTTGAAACCGAAGAAGTAACCGAGGAGGTCACGGACAAGGGCCTGGCATACACGGACCCGGATGCCCCGAAAGAGGCGGAAGGGGAAGGTTCGGACGAAGAGTCAGACGAAGAAGAACAGGAGCCAGAGGTCGATATTTTCGACTTCGGCGGCAACAAGATGGAACTGCCCAAGGGCAGCGTCCCGGAAGAGTTGCGGGCCAAGATCGAGGAGTTCTCCAAAGGCACCTGGAGCGACTACACCCGAAAGTCACAGGCTATTGCCGAGCAGGCCAAGGCTCTCGAAGCGCGGGAAAGCGCAGTCGAGAAGATCGTGAGCCTCAACGGTGACGCCCTGCAAACCTATTCACAGGGTCTGCAAATCAAGGCGGAGCTTGAGCAGCTTTCGCGGATCGACATGAACGCGATGTGGCAGTCCGACCCGGACCAGGCCCGCCGCGTCAGTGATCGACTCGCGCAGAAGCAGGCCGAGTTCCAGAGCGTCGTGTCCAAAGTCTCAAATTACGAGCAGCAGTTGTCCCAGGCGCAGCAGGCCGAATTAGCCCGGCGCAAGGACGAAGGCAAGGCCGTGATCGAGCGCACGGTCAAGGGGTTCGTTGCCGATCATCTCCCGGCAGTTCTCGACTATGCGGCGGAATCCCTCGGGATAAGCCGTGAGGAGGCTGAGAGAGATTGGGCATTGTCCCCGAAAGTGACCTTGTGGGCACACAAAGCGATGCTTTACGACCGGATGCAGGCCAAGACCAAAGCACCGGCCCCCAAGCAGCAGACCGCCGCGCCCGTCACGCCGATCAAAGGCAAGGGCGGGAAGGCAGCCAAAGACCCGGACAAGATGACCCCGGACGAATGGCTGAAATGGCGCAACGCACAGATCGCAAGGGGCTGAATATCAACGCGCCGTCGAGAGACGCCGCCATCCCTGAGAGGGAACTACAGTGGCCAATACAATCCTCACCCCTACCGCAGTGACCCGAGAGGCGCTGCGGATTCTGCACCAGAAGTGCAACTTCATCGGCAGCATCGACCGTCAGTATGACGACAGCTTTGCCCAGAGCGGCGCGAAGATCGGTGACTCGCTGAAGATTCGGCTCCCGAATAAGTACACCGTCCGCACCGGGCGCGTGATCGACGTTCAGGACACCGCCGAGACGAGCGTGACCCTCCAGGTTGCGACCCAGAAGGGCGTTGATACGTCGTTCACTTCGACCGACCTGACCCTGAGCCTGGATGACTTCTCGCAGCGCATCTTGGAACCGGCGATGTCGGTTCTGGCGGCCAATATCGAGGCCGATGCCATGTCCATGTACAAGGATGTCTACCAGGAAATCTCCGATGTCGGCGCGGCCATCACCAGCACGGACGTTCTGAACCTCGGCAAGAAGCTGACCGACAGCCTGACGCCGATCAGTCCCCGGTCGTTCAATATGACGACCCAGGACAACGTCGATCTGGTAGATGCTCTCAAGACGCTTCAGAACGACCAGGGCAAGATTTCGAAGAACTACCGTGAAGGCATGATCGGTAATCAGTTCCTCGGCTTCACCAACGTGTTTCAGAACACGCTCTGGCCGACTCACACGACGGGTTCGGATGACGGCACCGGCGACCACAAGGTCGGCGCGGCTGGTCAGACGGGTTCTTCGATCACGCACGGCTCCGAAGGCTCGGGTACGCTGAAGCAGGGCGACATCATCTCGTTCGCCGGATGCAACCGTGTCCACCCCGAGACCAAGGCCGACACGGGCGAACTGATGAAGTTCGTCGTGACTGCTGATATGAGCGCGACCGCAACCACGGTTTCGATCAGCCCGGCCATCGTCACCTCCGGTGCCACCCAGAATGTCTCTGCCTCGCCCACGGCTGGCGGTGCGATCTGGAAGCGCGAGTCCGACGATTCCACGGCTATCGGTGCCAGCGCCGACTACCGTGTCTCGATGGCGTATCACAAAGAAGCCTTCGCCTTTGCGACGGCCGATTTGATTATGCCGAAGGGTCTCGACTTTGCGGCCCGTGAGGTCATGGACGGCATCTCGATGCGTATCGTCCGCGACTACGACATCAACAACGACAATCTGCCCTGCCGCATCGACGTTCTGTACGGATATAAGGCTATCCGGCCGGAACTCGCCTGCCGCGCTGGCTTCAACTGATAACCTGAAAGGAGCCATCACATGGCTATCAAGCAGCTTTCTGACGGCGGGCCTGACGGCGTTCTGTTGGGCCAGAGTTCGACGGACCTCGTCGGCTTCTATGGTCTGACGACGCCCATCGTGCAGCCTGCCATCACGGCCGTGGGCACGACCACGGCTACCACCACGTTGAACGAGACGAAGATCGACCGCCTCTATGCGGCCCTTCTGAGCCTCGGCCTTATCAACACCGGCGGTTAAGGGAATGGGGGAGTTGCCTTCGGGCGCTCCCCCTACCTTACGGGAGAAAGTATGAGCAATCTGTTCCATGACGCCGGTTTGCCCGCTACCGGGCAGAAGGTGTGTTTGGCAACCACTGTCTATGACAGCCCTGACGCTAGTTACACATACGCGATAGCGAGGTCGCGCGAAGCCCTGCACCAAGGGGGCATCCAGACGGCCTACATGCTTTTGAGCGGCAATTGTCATGTTGACGATTCCAGAAACACGGTCGTCGCAGAGTTCCTCGCTTCGGACTGTTCGGAACTGGTTTTCTTGGATGCGGACGTATCCTGGGAGCCGGAACACCTCGTTAAGTTATGCAATTTTGACTGCGACATCGTTGGGGGCGTTTACCCCTACAGACGAGAAGGCGACAAGGACCGCCTGCCCTTCCGGGGCAAAGCAGGATGCGCGGAACCGAAAGACGGCTTGCTTGAGGTCGAGGGCCTGCCGACCGGCTTCATGCGGATCAAGCGGCACGTTCTTGAGCGCATGGCCCTGACGGCCAAGAAGTTCCGCAAGGCCGGAAATACGATCCCGGTCATATTCGAGCGGGCCTATCACAGCGACGGACGCCTGGGTGGGGATATTGGTTTCTGCCTGCGCTGGGTCGAGATGGGCGGGCGGGTATTCGCTGCCGCTGATCTGCGACTGGGGCATGTTGGCAAGCATATTATTACCGACAGCCTTGCGGCCATGCTGCGCCGTCAGAGAGGCACCACACTGGCCCATATTGCTGCGCTGGTTCGTGACGGGGAGGAGACGCCCGAAGACTACCGGGAGGCCATCAAGGCCTTGGACAACCGCTGGGGGGCGGATGTTGACGTATTGAGCCTAGCGGTGCTGCTGGCGCGCAAGGCTGGGGGGCCGATCATCGAGGCCGGAAGTGGCTTGACGACGGTTTTGATGGCTGCTGCCAACCCGGATCAGACGGTCTGGGCGATGGAGCATTCGGACGTTTACGCGCTGATGCTGCGGAATATGGCGTATGCGGCTGGTGTTCGGAATATCGCCATCGTGACGGTCCCGTTGAAAGACGGCTGGTACGATCTGAGCGAGGACCGGGCCGAGATGCCTAAGAAGTTCGCGCTGGGCCTGATCGACGGTCCGCCTCGACTGATGGGCGACCGGACGCGGTTTCTGGATGAATTGGAATGCTCCGTCATTCTTGCGGACGACGCGGACGACGCGGGGTATGCGGACAAGCTGAAAGCATGGGCGGCGAAGAGCAACCGCCCGATAGAGATCGGAGATCGCCGTGCGGCGGTCATTTTACAGGAGAAGTCATGTCCTACCAGGAACGCCGTTTCCGCGTCGTTGCGGGCCGTATAGAGAAGGTCTGGGACGGGCGGGACGAGTCCGGCTGGTACAAGACCAAGGACGAGGCTTTGGCTGCTGTGAACGCGCCTGTGGCCGTCCCAGAGGCTGTCTCGGAGGCCACGTTGGATTGGGACCGCCCTTGGTTCACGGTTCTGGGCGATCTGAAGGCGCTGGGCTTCAAGGGCGGCAAGAAGAGCGACGGCATCGCCTGGGCGCGGGCGCGGGGCATGGAGACACCTGAATGAGACTCACGGAGTCGCTAATGGGCCGGGCGATACCAGCACAGCCTTCGGGCGGTTTGGCGTCAATGTTACTGGCCTCGGGGGAAAAGCAGGCTCCCGACGTTTTCCAGCAGGCTATGGAACAATATCCGATCATTCAAAGGTACGGGATTAAGGGGAAGGTCAATCCGGGCGGCAGCGAGGGGTTTCTGGAGTTCTGGCCCCCGGACGAGACCGGCACACCTGATCGCCCCCGTCCGCAAGAGTTCGGATCGGCACCGGGCGTCGAAATTTACAGCGAGGACACGAAGCCGCTCGATGTGCTGGGCGATGTGGCCTCGCACTGGCTCATCCAGAAAGACCCGAAGGTTGCCGGTTACTACCAGCAGTTTCAGCAGTCGATGACGCCGGAACAGCAGGGGCGACTCCGCGAGCAGTACCAGTACGCAGTGGAGAACTTTGGAGAAAAGCGCCCTTTCGAGCAGTGGTCGGCAATTTCCGGCCTGCCGGGATACTTCCGGGGTTATGCCTTCAAGCAGTGGCCGGACGACTTCAACCAGCAGGCATACACACCGGAGCAACGCGCCATGTTCGATGAGATGATGCAATACCTAACAGGTGCCGAATGACTTTGCTTTCGATCACCCAAGACGCCGCCGACGAGATCGGCATCACCCAACCCTCGTCCATCGTCGGCAATACGGCTCCTGATGCCCAGAAGCTGTTGCGCTATGCGGACAAGGTCGGGCGCAGGCTGATGAAGGCCGTGTCTTGGCAAGTGATCCGCAAAGAGCAGACGTTCACGGCGCTGGGTCAGTCTGAGCAGACCTCGATCCTGCCTTCGGATTTCGACCGCTTCATCCCCGAGACGTTCTGGGACCGGACGAACCTGTTTCTCGTCTCCGGGCCTATAACGTCCGTTGAGTGGCAGGGCTTTGTGGCTGGAAGCTACAGCAACACATCAAACCGCAAATTCATATATCGCGGTGGTTCCGTGTTCATCCTGCCTGCCCCTGCCGGGGGTGAGACACTGGCTTTTGAATACGTCTCGAAGAACTGGTGTCAATCGTCCGGTGCTGTCGCGCAGACCGCCTGGGCAGCGGACACGGACACCGGCATTCTGGACGAAGAACTGATGACCTACGCCCTGATCTACGAATATCTGCTGTCCGAGGGCCTGCCGTTCGAGGCAGCTGCGGGCCAATACAAGAGGTATTTCGACATGCTGATTGACAGCGACCAGCCCACGGCGGGGGTCATGGTTTCGGCGGATATCTTCGGCGGGGGTCGTCACTTTACCGGCGTTCCCTCGGTCAACACCGGCATCACGGTTCTGTAGTGCGTAGCTTGGCAGCGTCCCTCCTCGCGCCGGATACGGCAGTGGCGGGCGATATGTTCCCGACCCGCGAGCCGACCGTTTCGGAACTGGAATTCTTCAAATGGTCAGGCGTCCCCGGCTATGCGGCCCCTGACGACATGATCGTGATGAACCCGAACGCACCGCCCGGCGGGAATATGGACGCAGTGAAGCGCAACGAGGGTTTCCGGCTGATGA